GCCGACGGGCGCCTGCGCAGGAAGCGGCCCGGCGCCGGCAACCGTCTGCTGCTCGTAGAAGGGGATGCGGACCATCAGATGCCCCCCACGCCGCGGCCGGAGGAGGCCTCCCGGAGCCCCCGGCCGTAGGTCGATCCCCCGGCCGGAGCGCCTGGCGCAGCGCCCGGCCCGGCCGACATGCCAGCGACTGTCGCCGCCGTCGTCAGCAGCGTCCCGACCGCCTCCATCTTGCCCTGATAGGCGGCAAGGCGCCCCTCGTACTGCGCCATCTTCGATCGCTGCCGCAGGCCGCGGGCGTTGAGGTATCCTTCATAGGCCGCGTTCAGGGAGTCGAGCTCGATGTTGGCGGCTGTATCGCCGATCACGTCCAGGGGCGAGCCGGACGCCGTGACGCCAGACTTCGCGAAGGCGGCTTCCTGCTGCCCGATGATCCGCTCGCCCTGCCGGCGGCGCAGCTCCATCTCGGCAAGCCCCTGCTGCTGGGCGGCGAAGGACTGCCGCTTGAGGGCGTTGGCGTTGTAGTTCGCGGCGTCCTTGGCCGACTGCCCCGCCTGATACTGGCTATAGGCCTGGAAGCCGCCGGAGACGGCCGCAAGTGCGGCGGGGATAGCGACTGCCCACGTCATGCGCACACCCTCGCCATCATGAAGTGATCCTCGCCGCCGGGGCCGAACGCCCGGAGCACGCCCTCGAACTCGAACCCGAAGCGGGCGAGCAGCCGGAAGGCCGGCTCGTCGGCCGCCTGCACCGTCGCCTGCACCCGCCGGAAGCGGCCCTGCAACTGCTGCAGGTAGCGCCACGTCAGCAACGCCACGAGCCGTTCGCGCCCTGGCGCCGCTGGCCCCTGCGCAATCCAGACCTCGGCCGTACCCGGCCAGAACGGCACGGCACCGCCGGCCATGATCGGGCAGCCGCTGTCGTCGACCGCACACCAGGAGGCGCCATCGACCAGCAGCCGTTCCGCTATGGTCCCGGCGTCCGGCGCCGTCGCCTCGAGCAGCGCCGCAGTCAGGGGGACCACCCTCATGGTCCGTCCGAGCCCGAGACTTCCCAGGCGACGGATAGCAGCGTGAAGGGCAGAGGGTCGGTCTGGCCGACGTAATAGCTCGTCTCGCGGCCGACCGGCCCCTCGGGCGTGATCTGGATCACCGCGGTCTGCAGCGGCGAGCCCGCCGTCATGGCGTCGCCCGGCAGCCGCACGGCGATCGATCGCAACCGGTCCAGGCTCGGGCCGGCGAAGACGCCGACGCAGCGATGCAGCCGCGCCAGCACGTTCGATACCCGCTTCAGTTTGCCCTGCGCGTCGCCGCCGGCCGTGCCGGCATTGAGCGGCATCGGGGCGACCGCCGAGCGGTAGCCGAAGCCGACGTGGACAACTCCGGCGAAGCGGTCCAGCGTGATCGCCCCGCCCGCGCTCACGACCTTGTCGGCATGGGTGGCGCCATCGGCGCAGATCGTGACCGTCTCCCCGGCGAGGTGCGTGGCGCCGCTGACGCTGTCGACCGCCAGTGCCCACGAGCCCTGCGCGATTGCGGACGTCGACGCGAAGGCGGTCTCTATCGTCGCGGTCACGGCCGTCGCCGAGGAATACCCCGTGATCAAGGCGGCCCCGCCGCCGGACACCAGCAGCTTGCCGACGTCGCCCGGCGAGAAAACCCCAGGGTTCGCCGTGAAGGTGACCCCCGTTCCCGTGGTCGCCCCAGGCGTCAGCGTCGCCGCAAGGCGGCCGTCATAGGTCAGGCCGCTGTCGACGAAGAAGCCGTCCTCGGCAAGCGCGTCCTCGGCGAACGGCGGCTCCATCCGTTCGATGTAGCGCTTCGTCGCGCCGTCGATCGTGCGGCGAACCAGCAGCCAGAGATCGGTACGGCCGGCGCTCGACGGGATGACGCAGATGCTCTCGACGACGGCACCGCTGCCGCCGAGGCTGTGCCGCGCCCAGCCCTGCACGGCTTCCTCCGGCAGGTAGGTGAAGGATCGGACGTCGCCCGCCGTGGTCAAGACCCAGAGCAGGCCGTCTTGCTGCGGCGACCACGCCAGATCCGCAACGCCGTCCTGCAGGAGGTGTTCTGCGAGCAGGGAGATGTTCGGGGAGACGTAGCCGTCGAGCTCGTAGCGGTAGGAGATCGAGTGAATCTTCTTGCTCTCGCGCTGGGCGAAGAGGATCGAATTGAAGGCGCGCACCGGGGGCAGATCCTTGCTGCCGATCTCCGTCTGCGGCCGGATGAAGACGTTCGTCGGGCTCAGCGCGCGGTCCGTTCCGCCGGTCATCGAGAATTCCGGCCCGGACGTGCCGATCAGCAGTTCGCGCGTCGGCTCTATCCAGCGGATGGCGTTGACCCTGCCCGACGAGATCGTGAAGGTGACCCCGTCGCTGTCCAGGCTGCCCGGCGTGAACGTCTCGATGTTGCCGCTCTGGCTGCCCCATACGGTCTGCGGCTGAGCCGTGCTCCGCGCCGCGACAAGGCGCTGCTCGTAGAAGGCCGCCAGCGCTGGCCAGCCGCTGACCCCGCTCCAGGCGCCTTCCCGCCACTTCTTCGTCGCCGTCGTAGCCCCGAAGGTGGCCCCGACCTCGGCGACCACGGCCGTCTCGCTGCTGTAGGCCGTGACCCTGCACCACCCGTCCGTCGACCCGGTCGGGGTGGAGATCTGCGCCAACACGGTGCCGCTGGAGAAGTCACCGGTCTTAACGCCGAGCCGGTAATAGACGTCCTGCCCCACGGTCGCGTCGGTGATCGACTTGCCCGTGCTGCCGGTGTAGCTCTCGACGTCGACCCAGGAGGACCCCCCGTCATAGGAACGCTGCAGCGTGACGGTCGCCGTGAAGGTACCGTTGACGATCACGTTGACGACGCGGGTCTCCGTGGTGGCGCCGGACACCTTGATCTCGTCGGTGAAGTTGTCCTCGGCCGTGACCGATGCCGATTCCGTCGCCCCCTCGTGGGTGAGGCGCCAGACCGAATTGAGGTGGCCGGGCTCGAACAGCGGCTCGGACGCCGTCAGCGTGACCGAGCCCGACGTGCCGGAAGGCGTCAGGGTCACGTCGCCGAGGTTGGCGTCGAGATAGGGGCCGTCCTGCCAGTTCACCCGCTCCAGAGACCAGGACCGCAGGCCGTAGCGCAGCAGCTTGTGCGGCGCGTGGCTGGGATGCAGCAGATAGAGGACGTCGGCGCTCTGCGTCCACCGCAGCGCCGCCAGATCGGCCGTCGCGTAGGGGGTCGAGATCTGCACGGCGGCACCGGAGATCACGGCGACGGCATCGACGGACCGGGTGAAGACCGTCTCGTGCCGGAATTCGAGATAGAAGGGCGAGGCATCGGGCGTGAAGGCGATGGCGTGCCAACCCTCCCCGCAGGCCCGGTCCTCCATCAGTTCCTCGCCGCCGGCCGTCGACCCGACCCGCACCGACAGCGGGCCGTTCGTGACCCGGAAGCGCACGACGTGCTCAGTCCCGGTCGACGTCGTCGTGACAGCCTGACGGGCCGCCGCGGTATCGCCTGCGGAGCCGACCAGATTGAGCCACGCGTTCGTGGCGTCCCAGGCGATGGCCCCGGCGCCGCTGCTGGCGTCGGTCCACCCTGTGATGCCGGCCGCGAAATCGCCATTGGTGATCGTTGCCGACACCGTCGGTGCATCGGTGCGGACATCGTCGCGCCAGAAGACCACGGCGGCGTTGCCGAACTCCAGCACGTGCGCCTGCTCGGCCGAGAACTCGAAGGGCACCAGCCGGCCGGCGGCGCTGTGGCTGAGGCTGTCGCCTAGATAGCGGGTCCCGCTGCGCCGGGTGACGCCGCCCAGCGGGAACATGATCATGTTCTCCAGCCACGTGCAGGCGTTCACGTAGCGGTCGAGATCAGTCCGGCTCTTGAGCCGCGACGACCACTCCCCGGCCGTGAAATTGCTCTGATAGACGGTCTGGCGCGGCATCAGTAGCGAGCCGCGACCCAGGTGAAGGCGGTCACCCGCGAGGCGGCACCATCCTCGACGCTGTCGACGCCGACGGCCTTCTTCAGCAAGCGTTCGTAGGTCTCTGCGCAGCGGTCCTGCAGGCCGGAGCTTTCCCGCAGGGAAACCGCCGTGGACCACGCCAGCCGGGCCGATAGCGCGGCGGCAAGGTGTGGCTCGTAGAGAGCGACGTCTTCGACCCGCGCAACATAGCGGATCGCGATGGCGTCCTCGTCGGTCAGCAGCTTGCCGCCCTCGACCCGGAACAGCGCGTCCGGGTCGGTGGGCGGTGCCATGCGGATGTAGTCCGCAGGAAGCTGGAACTGGTAGTCGAAGCCGAAGGCCGGTGCCGTGACCAGCCGCGCCAGGGCCGCCCGCTGCAGCAGGCAGTTCCAGACGTGCGCCCGGAAGACGTAGTCCCGAGCGTCAGGCCACATCTCTCCCAGCGTCTCGGCGAGGATCGAGTCTTCGTCGGTCGACGTGATCCGTTCCCGGCCGAGGTGATAGCAGGCCTGGTTCCAGATCGAGAGAAGCGTGGCCATTGGCCTGCCTCACGCCGCGGCAGGCAGCTTGGGAGGTCGGCCGCGGCGCGGGGGCGGGTCCTCCGCGCTCTCCCCCGCCTCGGGATGCGGGAAGGACAGGAAGGCCATGGCGCCGGCCCGGATCATCTCCGCTTCGGAGAGGCACCGGAACCGGATCACGCCCTCGGACAGGGATTCGGCGACCACGGCCGTCACCTGCAGCCCCTTGCCGAGGTTGGCGAAGATCAGGACGACGTCGTCCACCCGCAGCTTGACCGTTGCCCCGCGCCAGTACTCCGGCTTGGAGACGATCGAGGCCTCGTCGTCGGTCTGGTAGATCCAGACGCCGACGCGCGACGTATGGCCGACGGACACAAGGTCGGTGATGCGAAAAGGCATGGGTGGCCTCGCTTGCTGCAGATCGGATGGGGGAAGGACGGGCGGCGAGCCGGAGCCCGCCGCCCGTTGAGACGGCCGTCAGCCGGTGACGGAGATGACCGCGGTCCAGCCGACCTTGCGGGTACCGCCCGGCGTGCCGGAGACGACGACGGCGAGGTACTGTTCCGCCGTGAAGCTGTTCGCCGCCGACGGGCTGGCGCTGTCGATATCGCCCGCCGCGGAGCCGGACTGTGCGATGGTGATGGCGCCGCCGGTGATATCGGTGGTGCCGATCTTGAAGGTGCACACCGCGTCGTTGGTCGTGACGGCGCCCGCCTTCAGGACGGTCCGCAGTTCGGTGATCGTGCCGGCGAAGCCGAACGGCGAAAGCTGGTAGGTGCCGTTCGTCGCCTCGAACTCGCCGCTCAGCACCACCTGGTTGTAATAGTTGATGGTGACGTTCGACTGCACCGCGGTCGTGACCGTGGTTGCCCCATCGGCCGAGGTGACGACGAGCACACCGGCAACCGGAGTCCCGTCGGTGTCCCCCGACACGATGATGAGATCGCCCTTCTTGAAGTAGATATAGGCGTCGTCGAAGTAACCGCTGTCGTCGATCGCGGACAGCAGGTCGTTGGACTTGTAGGCGAAGATGCCGTTGCCTTCGGAGAAGGACGCGACCTGCCGGAAGCCCTGCGCAGAGTCGGCCAGTCTAGCATTCCTTGCGATTGGAGGGGCGGAGAGGCCGGCCGCTCAGGCCGACCCGTCCGGCCGTCAGGTCGGCAGCGCCGCGGTGTCGTCCACGCGGATCTCGACCACGCCCGTGCCGTCGATCAGGCAGGCGCCCATCGACATCATGTTGTTGACCAGGAAGGCCGCGAGCGTGTTCTCGTAGGTGATCACGGTCTGCACCTGCGAGCCGTAGGCCATGCCGCAGGAATCGTGGTGCCAGATGTAGCAGTCACGATCGTCGGAGCTCGCCAGGGGCAGGCCGGTGTGCATCACCCAGTTGACGCCCAGCCACCGCTTGGGAAGCTGGCCGGTCTGGTAGGGCAGCGAGTCCGGCCCGACCTTGTCCGCGTCCTGGAACTCGTCGTAGGTCATGAGATGCGCCCAGGCGTTGGGGCTGACCGCGCCCCAGAGCATCCCGTCGTTGGGGACATCGTTGCTGTAGAGGGTATCCAGGGCGCTCAGGATGAGGTTCCGGGTGATGCCGGTGGAGTAGTCCCCGACGAACAGCGACGTCTGCGACAGCGCGTTGTCGATGATGAAGCTGTCGGCGGTGCGCCCGAGGGCAAAGGCCCCGTTGCGGACCACAACAGACCGCTCGTCGTGGTAGATCTTGAGCTCGTCGAGCTTGTCGATCGTGTCCGCGGCGTAGCGGTCGTTCAGCACGCACTCCACGGGAGTGTGGCTGATGTTCATCAGCGGCACCTGCCCGCCGCGGGTTTTCGGCGCGGCCGTGCCCTTGCCGGAGACGGGGAAGGTCGTGGACTTGCCGGTGATCGGACCCTTCGTCCGAACCCCCTGCATGAGAAGGGCGCCCTGTCGCTGGAAGGCGACATGCACCTCGGACTCGTACTGACGTACGAAGACGTCATCGATATCGACGGACATGCGTCGGATTCCTTCTGATTCGGTGAAGGCCGGCGTCGTCCGGTTGGCCGCTGATGCGGGCCGTCTGGCTCTGGCGTTGGGGAAGCTGTCTTTCGGCCGGGCCGCGGCTGCGGTTGTCGGGCCGGGTTGGGGAAGCCGATGACGGCGGGCGGGTTGGTCGGCGCGAGGCCGGCCCGCTGGCCGCCGTCAGGGCATGAAAAAACCGCCCGGAGGCGGCTGTCTGGTCAGGTGCGCGACGAGGCGGCTCGCAGATGGAGATGACCCCAGCACCCGCCTTCCTGGATCGTCTCCAGCGGCGGCCTGTAGCCGTCAGGATTGAGTGCCCAGCCGAGGGCCTGCCGGGCGGCATACAACTGCGACCAGCGGTCGAGATCCTGCTCGTTGCTCAGGGCCTCGGTCAGTGCGTCACGCTCTGCGGCGATCGAACTGTTTCTCTCGGGCGCCGGCTGCCCAGCAATCCACCGCAGCAAGACATCCGCGGCGGAGACCGCTTCCTCTGGGGTACTCAGGTCGAACCGGTCGCAGGCCAGACGCAGAACGTCGAGAACGGTTTCTGCCGTAGGCACAAGATGCACCCCGCCGTCAGGATCGACGCGATAGAGCGGGTGGCGCTTGAGTACATCGTCGCTCATCGCCCCGTCCTCCGAGCCATCCGCTCCAGGCGAACCTTCTTCTCGAAGAGCGGCCGCACCTCGGCCTGTACCGTGGCGCTGTAGTAGTCCGGTCGCTTCTGGATCTCGGCGATTCTGCTGTTCACCTGATCCAGCGTCTCGCCGCCGGCATCGCCCATCATCAGGTTGGCCTCGCCGATCTCTCGCCCGATGGCGGCGAACGCGCGGACCATCGCCGGGTTGTTGCCCAGCTTCGTACCGTCGGCGAGCACCAGATCCTCGGCGCCCGGCGGCATGTACTGCGCGAAGGCGCGGTTGGCGATCTGGACGTTCTTCTCGAACTCGCCGGAGCCCCATTCGCGCTTGAGCTTGTCGACCTCCTGCTCGACGGCGCGGGCGGCGGTGCGCTGAGCCTCGGAGGCCTGCTCCGTGGTGGAGGCCACGAAGCGCTCGACGACGGCCTGCGCCTGCTTCTGGTTCAGCCCGGCCGCGTGAAACCACCCCGTCGCGGACTTCATGAAGTCCTTGTCGACCTCGACCCCATCGGGGAGCTTGATGTCGTACTTGTCGGCCGAGGCGGGCCGCCCCAGGCGGTCGTAGACCTTGCCCCACTCCTCGTCCGGCGCGTCGGCGGCCGGAACCGCGAAGGACTTCCCGCGGTAGCTCTCCAGCTCCGCATAGGACTTCGCCAGGGATGCGACGTCGGAGAACTTCTCCATCCGTGGCCGCAGGTCCTCCGGCAGCATGTCGCGCCAGGACGTCGCCGCAGGCGGCGAGACCGCAGGGTCGGCCGCCGCAGGCGCAGCGTCTGGCTGGGCGGGCGCCGCAGCGGGCGCCGGGGGAGACGCGCCGGAGGCTGGCGCGGGAGCGGCTGGGGTCGCCGCCGGATCGGGTGCGGGTGCGCCGGGATTGGCCGCGGGCTGCGGGTCCGTCATCACGTGCCTTTCTTTGTGGTGGCCGTCGTCGGCCGGACTTCCTCGCGGCCGTACAGCGCCGAGAGGATTTTGAGCGCGACGTTGCGTTCGCCGTCGCGGAACAGCGCCACGTCGGAGCCGTGGCCTGGGATGAACGAGCACTGGCCCATGTGGCACCACGCGAAGATCTGGTGCAGGACGCGGCGCCCCTGCTCCGTCTCGAAGACGGCGCGGAAGTCGCGGCGACGGTCGATCGCGCTGTACTGCTGCGGGTGCGGCGCTGCCGCCTGCAGACGGGCGAAGAGATCGTCGAGCAGCCCTTCCTGGTCGCTCATGCGGCGTTCTCCATCAGCTTCGCGGCCGGCGCCGCCTTGCCGGCCGCCTCGGCGATCTGCATGGCCTCCATCGCCTGCTGCTGCTGCGCCTGCGCCTGCGCCCGCTGCTGCCGCAGGGCCTCGACGTCGTCAGGCGCCAGGAGCCAGCGCGTCGGCATCCCGGCTCCCTCGGCCACGTCTCTGGTCATCTCGTCGTAGTCGAAGTTGTCGAACAGCGCCGGGTTGATCTGCCCATAAGGCTGCAGCACCTGCGCTGCCTCCACCGCGCTGATCGTCTCCATGCGTTTCCGCGCCATCTGGATCGGCGAGCGGTACTCGAATTCGATCTCCGCCCCCTGCAGCACCTGCGGCGGCGGCGGAAAGGCGCCCTGGCGGAGCAGGATCGCGAACGACCGCTCGACCATCGGTGCCAGATAGCCGCTCTCGATGCGTCCAAAGGTCGGGCCGAGGACGCGAACCATCTCGTCGAGCCGGGCCTGCACTTCCGTCGCCGTCATCTGCGGCCCCATCGACGGCATCTGCAGCAAGGTGAGGTAGAAGGCCGTGCGGATCTGCTCCCGAATCTGCATCGCCATCTCGTTGCCGAGAGGCACGTTCTCCCCGGTTTGCAGGACCTCGATCGGCGGGCGACCGGACCGCGCCATGACATCGCTGTCGTAGTAGTTCAGCCCTGCCGGGAACAACTGCGGAACGCCGAGCAGGCCGTCCGAGGGCAGCATCAGCACCGGCCGAACCGACATCTGACCGGCCTCGAGCAGCGTCTGCGCGACGGCGTTCAGCGTCTTCACGTCCGGCAGCGCGATCATGCCGGGCGAGCGGCCGTAGATCTCTCCGGTGCCGTGGTCCCACTTGCCGACCGCGAAGGGGAACTCGTCGTACCCGCGCTCCTCGACCAGATGCTCGCCCTTGACGTCGACGACGCAGGACGTCCAGGCCTTGCCCCGAGCGTCCCGCCGCTTCTCGTCGCGGTCGCGGTTCGGGTAGACCGCCTGCAGGAACTGCAGCCGTTCCTTATCCGCCTTGAGCGGGTCGCTCGCCAGTTCGCGGCAGGTCCGGCTGACGTTGCCCTCGCCGTAGCGCTCGACGGCCTGGCGTGGCGTCAGCTCCTGCACATAGAGGATCGTGTCGATGACGCCGGCTTCGTTCTCCGCGAGGTAGGTGTCTCGCAGATGCAGCGAGCGAAAGGACAGGCCGACCGGCTCACGCGCGCCGATGTGAATCACGCCAGTCCCGAGCACGACGATATCGAGATCTGCCTCGGCCGTGCTCTCGGCGAAGCGCGCACGGGCAGCGTAGAGATGCCGCCACAGGATCTCTTCGGCCGCCTCGCACCACAGCTTTGCTTCCTCGTTGTCCTGCAGATCCTCGTCGGTTGGTCGCACGGTGAACCAGCGCGAGGTTCGCGGCTTCAGCATACCGTCCAGGGTCGCGGCCAGGGAGCGCGCCGCCATCATCGGCGAGGAGTCGAACACCAGTTCGGTGCGGCGCTCGCCGGGTGCGCCATCGCGGTTGGTGAACGTCGCCTTCGCCGGCAGAAGGTAGTCAGCGAGATCCTGCCAGTGCTCCTCCCAGGTCCCGCGGCCGTCGCGCAGCTGCGCCAGCCTCGACAGGAGCATGCGGACCTTCTCGGATGCCATGCTGTCAGCCGCCCAGCAGCGTCTTGCGCTGCTCGTTTCCGCCAGCGACGCCAAGCCCCGTGGTCAGGATGGTCGACCCGATGCCCATGGCGGCGCGCAACCGGCGCTGCTCTTCGATCGCGGCGCGCTGCCCCTGTGCGTCCAGCGTCGGCGGCGGCGCCAGCGGCTCGACCTTGGGCGGCTTCGGCGTGCTCGGCATCATGCCGCCGGTGACGGCGGAGATAGGAGACAGCACCGCCGAAGCTGCGCTCGACGCGGCTTTGCTCATTGATCGGTATCCTCAGCGGAAGTGGCGGTACGCGGTCTGAGCGCGGGCGGCCGGCGGCACCGTCTTCGGTCGCGTGACCAGCTGCGGGAAGAGCTCCGTGAGCCCCCAGACCAGCGCATCGACGCGGTCGGGTGAAACGCCGCCGGCAAGGCCCGTGACTGGATCGAACTGGCACATCTGGTCTTCGAGGGCCGGCAGCGAACCGACGTGATGCACCCTGCCCTGCTCGTAGAGCGCGGATATCGGCTCAGCCCGAACGGCCTTGCCGCGCGTCGCCCGGACCTTGATGACCGGGACGGTCGGGCGGACGGACCGGATGACGGACTCGACCATGTCGCCGCCCTGGTTCACCTCGGCAACGATCGCGTCGGCATCGAGCCTGTCGAAGAGCGCGACAGCCCGGCGCGCCCAGCCGTCCGGCCCCTCGCTGCAGGAGGCGTCCTCGAGGACATACCCTTGGCGATCGTCACCAAGCCCGGTTCCGATAATTCCCGTCTCGCCCGCCCCCTCGCCCGTGGAGGCAGCCGGGTCTATGGCCACGATCACGCGGCGCAAGGTCGGAACGTCGTCCTCACCCTTGCGCAGTTCGTCGATGCGAGCCCGGCGCCACAGAGCGCCCGGCATGTCGTCCAGGATCTCGGCTGCCAACTCCTGCCTGCCGAGCCGCGTCCCCTCGTACCGGGTGATGACGCTGTCGAAGAAGGCAGCCGCCAGATTGCTGCGGTTGTCGTAGGTGCTGCCTCGCGTCGTCACCGTGCGCGGGTCGCTCATGATCTGCCGCAGCACAGCCAGGGGGCGCGGCGTCGTCGTGATCACCTGGCGCGGATTGTCTCCGAGACGAAGCCCGAACTGCAGCTGATCCCAGGTCTCCTGCACGTAGCGCCACTTCGCCAGCTCGTCGCACCAAGCGGCGTCGTGCTGCGGCCCGCGCAACTGGTCTGGCTCGACCGCGTTGTACAGCGTCGCCACGGCTCCGTTTGGCCATGTCAGCCGCCGTTTCGATGGCTCGTAAAGCGGCCGGAAGTCCAGAGGATGAACCGCCAGGATGCCGCTCTCGCCCTCCACCATGACATCTCGCGCGTCGGCGGCCGTCTCCGCCACCAGGGCAATCCTGCCGTAGCGGCCACGGCCGAGGGGCGTGCCCCCGCTAGCCCAGGCGCGGACCATCTCCGCACCCGTGCGCGTCTTGCCGAAGCCTCGGCCGGCGAGGATCAGCCACGTGACCCAATCGCCCGCCGGCTCCTGCTGTGACGGCCGGCCCCAGAAGCGCCAGTCGGTCAGTAGCTCAGCGGCCTGCACCTCCGTCAGACCCGCCAGAGCCGCCTTGCGGTCCGTTTCGCTCAGCGAGGCGAGTGATTCTGCCAGCGAGGATGTCAACAGCGCTCACATCCTCCGTCTTGATCGGCCCGCCGTCCTTGCCGGTGTGCTCGATGGACTGCCGATCGCGGAACTTGCCCGGCCGGCGCCCCTTTAGAAGGAAGATCAGCAGGGTATCGCTGTACTCGCGGACTCGGCCGACGTCCCGGCCGTTCTGGAACACCGGCTTTTCCGTGCCGTCACGCGCGCGGCGGACGGCCTCGTCTTCGAGCGCATCGGTCCCGGCCTCTTCGGCCTCGTCCCAAGCGTCGCCGAAGCCCTCGACGGATTCGCGCCAGTTGTACGGGGTGCGACGGGTGACGCCTGCCGCAGCAGCAGCAGCCTGGACGGAGGCGCCATCGCTCAGAGCCTTGAGGAAAGTGGCGCGCTGACGCTCGGCCCGCTCGGCGGCGACTTCGCTTTTAGGCCGCGCAAGTCGTGCAGAACGGCCGTTCCTCTTCTCAGCCATCCGCCCTCACTCCCAAGCGCCAGTTTCGATCAGGCTCCGCCGCATCACCCGCTGGTCACAACCCGTCGGATCGGCGTCACGTGGTAGCGCTCGACCGCCACTTCACCATCGCGCCAGAAAACCAGCGCGCGATGCTTGTTGTCGTTCCAATCGGTCACCCGAACCTCGGCCCGGACAACCATGCGGCTGCTCACATCGGCGACAGCGGCCGAGATCATCGCCTCAAAACCTCTCATCTGCCCTCCCTCGCATCGCACCCTCCGCACAGCAAAACGCCCGCGGCGAGTGCGCCGCGCTCAAGGCGCAAGATCTCCAGATAGCCGTTTCTACCACCTATCGTAGCCCGATCGCAAGGGGTTGTGTTCCAGCCCCTCTGCGACCGCTAGATCAAGCGGCACTGCGGAACTTCGCGCCGCCGAGACGGATGTACAGCGCCAGCCCTTCGGCGATGTGCGCTGCCGTCGTGCCGTCCCGTTGGTGGCGTCTCCGGTCCACCTGCCGGCAGGACAGGTCGTAGCCGATCACGTCCATGATGGCCGAGTGGTTGATGCGGCTGCGGGTGCACTCTCGCCCCCACTCGAAGTAGCGCGCGACCAGTTCGGCCTCGTAGTCGGAGCGCTCGCCATGGGTCGCGGTCGACGGTGCCGAATCGTACCATCGCAGATCGCTCTCCATCGGCAGCGTCTTGCTCGGCACGCCAAGTCCACGCCCGATCACTGCAAAGGCGGCGCCGATCCGCAGAAAGGCCCTGCGCTGGTCTTGCGTCCAGCCCTTCCAGAGCGCGGCATAGCCCGATCTCATCCTGACCGTCTGCGGCGTCCGGCTGCGGGGCAGGATGATGCGCACTGCCTCCGTGGGCGAGTGCCGCTCCTGCCAGTCGAGCGGATCTGCGGGCAGCGCCAGGGCGCGGGCCTTGCGGTCGCGCTTGCGGTCGGCCTTCGTTCGAGCGCTCATTTCCCCTCCTCCTCCGCCGTGACGGAATCGATCTGCGCGTAATGCAGCAGGTCCGCGACCAGCCATTGCCAGTGGTGCCTAGCGGCCGTCAGCGCGGCCGCGCGGTCCCTGTCGTCGACGTGGCCACGCGGGTCGATCCAATGGACGGACACGGTCTCTGCGCCATCGACCAGCAGCGCCAGCCGGCGGAGCGCGTGACCGATCCTCACCCGCCACGAGGCAGCCGTGAGCGTCGTCGAGGCATCGACCCAATGCGCTGCTGTCACCACGATCCCGCCCGCGATCCACCGCACTGAGGAAGACGTTTCGCGCTCGTCCTGGTCGCTCATTTCCCCTGCTCCTCCGGCTGCACTTCGTCCATGCGGTCCAGGGCGGCCCGAACTAGCATATCGTACTGCCACTTCGGCAAACGTTCCTTGCACACTTCCTGGAAAAACTGCGAAATCGGCCGCCCCTTGTGTCTGCGCTCATGGATTTTCTTGCGCAGTTCCCCCAAGCGTCCCTGCAACTCCAGCTTTCGTTTCCCGAGCGCCGCCCGCTCGTCTTTACCCGCCTCCGCGATCCTCCGTTCGAGTGCCGGCATCGCCGTCAAGATCGCCTCACGCTCTTGCTCTGGCGTCAGCGCTTCCTCTCCGTGGGCGAAATCCTGCCACCTATTGACAGCAGCGGCGTGCTGCTGTGCCTGCGAAGCTCCCTTGTACATCGGCCTATCGATCCCTCCTGCCGTAGAGCACAATCCCGATCGCCTCGGCCGAAGCCCGGAGCGCCTGCGAGCGGATCCAGTCCAGCCGCAGCAGCAGGACGCCGTGGCGGTGCCATGCATCGGCCGCCTGTCGCCGCACCTCGGCCTCGTCGGACGGCGGCGACTGGACGTGCCGGGCGAGGCATGAGCGGAGGTTCGGGTTCATGCTGCCCTCCCTTCGCCCTCGTCATCGTCGCGCAGGTAGGCCCGCGGGAACCGCGCGTCGTCCTCGCTGCTGCGGTACTGGTAGCAGTCCTGCCGGAACCAGAGGCCCGCCCGACCCTCCCAGTCGCCGTTGCGCTGCTTGGCGACGTTGAGCACCACCGGAGGCCTTTCGAGAAGCCGTTCGCGCTGCTCGTCGCTCTCCGCCGCCTGCGCCTGCTGCTCGAGGTCGCGGTTGCGCCAGATCGAGACGATGTTCGCGGCGTTGTTCGACAGCTCCGAGGCGCCCTTCACGTCCTCGGCGGCTGCCGGTCCCTGCCCCTTCTCGCCTTTGCGGGCATGGGCGACGAGGTGGGTGTGGACACGATTGCCGAGCGTCCAGTCGACAAGGCGGTTGATCAGCTTGTCCTGGCCGTTGTAGTCGTCACCAGCGATCCCCAGCCGCATCAGGCTGTCGATGACGAACTGGTCGCAGCCGTACTTCGCCCTGGCGTAATCGAAGACCGGCAGGATCTCATCCAGGCCAGCCTTGCCGACCCGGTCATAGATCAGCACGCCACGATCCAGCCAACGCAACGCTCGCTCGATCGCCGCAGCCGGCGGCCGATCCGAGCCCATAGTCTGCTTGACCATCCGCTTCAAGGTCTGGCTCGGCAGCATCTCCAGCGATGCGATGCAGACCCGCGAGTCCTGGTGCGTCCAGTCGACGGCGCAATCGGAAAGCACCTGGCTCTTGCCGGCGCCGGTCGCCCCGGTCCAGATCGTGAGATCCCCAGGCCGGAACATCAGCTTGCCCGTCAGCTTTCGGTAAGGCGTCGCGTAGCCGACCCGTTGCCCTGGCTGCGGCCAGAACAGCGCGACCACATCGGCCGTGTAGTCCGAGGCACGTTTCAGGCCGTCCGGGTCCAGGTTCTTCGCCTCGGCGAAGCACTTGTCGATCTCAAGCGCGGTCACGCCATCGACAAGGCACTCGTTGGCGTCCTTTCTCGGCAGCCGCACCCGGAGGCAGCGATGCCGCCCGAGACGATCGGCGATGGCCTCGGCCGCCTGCTCGCCGGGCTCGTCCATGTCGAGCGCTAGATAGATCACCTCGAACCGCTCCAGCCGCTCGAAGTCGTTCTCGATCCACTGCTGTTTCGCGCCGCCGCCACCGCCGAAGGGGACCGACAGGGCCGGGATGCCGTAGGCCGCCAGCGACAGCGCGTCGATCTCGCCCTCGGTGATCGCAACGGCGCGGGCGTGGTCCTGGATCGACTGCCAGCCGAACAGGACGGGCTCGCAGTCGGCAGCAGTCGGCTTCGGCTTCGCGCCGTCCTTCGCCTCTCGCGTCTTCGCCATCGCGAGCACCCCGTCCGGCAGGAGGAAGGGGAACACGATGCGGTCGCCGTCCTCGCCGATCCGGTAGATCTCCAGCACCTCCGAGGGCAGGTTCCGCTCCACGGTGAGGTAGTCGAGGACGCGGGCCTTCGGCACGTTGCAGCGCGGCTTCGGGGGCCTCGTGTAGGTCTTCCGCTCCCGCTCCCGGAGGAACTTCGGCCGCTCCAGGCCGAGCCACTTCCTCGCGTCGTCCAGCGCTTCCACGATCGTCATGCGCTTCGCGGCGCACCACAGGTCGATCAAGTCGCCGCTCGTGCCGCCGTTGAAGTCCGACCAGACGCCAGCCTTGGCGCCGTGCAGATGAACGCCGAGCGACTGGCCGGGATCGCCGTGCACGGACCCCGCCCGCCACTCGTGGCCGTCCCTCCGGCCGTTCGGCAGCAGGTAGGCGGCGACCACCTCCGCCTGCATCGCCAAGGCCCGCTTCACCTCGGTGATGTCGCTCATTCGAGCCCTCGATAGGCCGGGTGATCGTCCAGGCTGCGGAGGTACTCGTCGGCCGACATCTGCTCCGGTTCGCGAGGCTTTCCGCGGGCTTTGATGCCTGCGGCGAAGTACTCCCGGGGGCTTTCCCGCCCCTCGGAATCCAGCACCAGGGCCATCGCTGCGTCGAGGCCGAGCGCTGCCTTTGCCTTGGCGATCAGCCCTCCGGCATTGGCGCCCAGCACCCGCTTCCCGTCATGGAAGAGCATGGCGTCGAGAGATACAACCTCGCCGCCGGCAGGCGGCTCTTGTTTGTTTTCTTCTTTCTTCTGTCCCTGTCCCTGTCCCTGTCCCTGTCCCTGTCCCTTTAGATCTGTAACAGCCTCTGTGTCATTGTCTGTAACAGAGCCTGTCGCAGGATCTGTCGCATGGTCTGACGCTGCGTCGGCGTCGCTCTGTGACTGCTCCTGTTGAGCCTTCCGTCTGGCTTCTTTGGCAGCCCTGGCCGCCCCCGTCCTTTCCCGGTACGCGGACTTCCTGCCCCATGCCTCCAAGGCCTTCTCGATGACGACCGCGTGATAGAGCCGGCCGTCCGAGTGAAGGTGCCAGCCCCTGAGCGCAGCGGACCGAACCTTCTTCCACTTGCCGGCCGCCTGAGAGAGGTGCGCCAGCATTTTCTCGTTGGACGGCAGCGAGCCGCACGGGATCTGGTGCCAGGACTCCAGCCACAGCGTCATCGCCGCCGCCTTCTCGTCGCCCGTCCCTGTCAGCCAGGTCTCGCTCGTCAGCAGCCGGCGGACCTCCACCGGCATGAAGGGGAAGTCGGTCAGATCCAAGTCCTTCGGGACCGGCGGCTCTGGTAGTTCGCTCATGCTGCCCTCAATCCCATGACCTCGATCAAAGCCTCGGCCTCCTCGTCGAGCAGGACGCCGACCTCTGGAGAGCGCAGAGCCATGATGGCTGCCTTGCGCTGGCCATCCGTGGCACCTGCCATTCTCGCGGCCGACAGCAGCGCCCCGGCGCAGTGCAGCACCTCTCGGCGGCGGGCTAGCTGCAGCTCGTCCAGCAGCGGCGCGAACAGCGGGGCGGGCTCGGCGCTCATGCGGCCTCCCCGAACTTGTCGCTCTCGTTGCCCCAGCAGTCCCAGCCGGGACGCTGCTGCCGGGCGAAGAGCTCCGCCTTGCGCGCGGCCGGATACATCCGCTCCAGATCGCTGTGCAGCCGGTCCGGCTTGCGGCTGTGCTCCCGCCGCGGCGCCACGATCAGGTTCGGCAGCGCCAGCCCCTTCGCCCAGGGCGGCTGGCCGACCTTGCCGATCAGGACGAACTCGGCCGTGGACCGCCAGTGATAGCCGGTGCCGATCGCCCAGCCGGTCGACGACTGCTTGCCCCAGGCGAGCGCCGTTGAGTACCGGAAGCCCCAGCCCTTCATGATGCCGAGCGACAGGTCGATGAACGGCGCCGTCGTCCACAGCGCCAGAAGGCAGCGCGGACCTGCAAGCGCGCGCACCGGCAGCGCCTCGATGCTGGCGGCAGTCATCGTCTCGTAAGCCGGGGCGCGACCGTTCCCGCCGGGCCCCCAGGTGCGGAACCGCCAAGGCGGGTCGGCGATGATGACGCTGTAGGCGCCCGGCTCCAGACCGGGGAATGGCCAGTCGATCATGCGGCGTCCTTATCCCTGGCGAGCCAGCACTGCCGGCACCACGCTTTCTGCGCCGGCAACCCGCGCTCGTAGATCACGCCCGCGCTGTAGTAGCCGCAGAAGCTGCAGGCGACGTGGGGCAGTGGCGGGATCTTCTTCGGCTGGCGCTTCATTCCGCTGCTGCCGCGTCGAGGTGTTCGCGCGTCGGCTCGATGCCGCCGGCCAGCGTTACTGCGCGGTTGTAGCGGCCAAGCCACTGCGAGATGGTCAGAACCTCGTAGCGACTGGCGTTCACCCCTGATGGCGGCCTGTATACCTCCGCGACCATCTTCCCGGTCTCCCTGGAGACGATCGCCCACGAGCCGACGGTGTCGTGCGTGCGCTCCATGCTCATGCCGCCGGCCTGTAGGTCTGGCTGTGGCTGGCGCCGAACAGGTCGTCACCCTGCGGCACGAGTTTGCCCAGGGCGATGAGCTGCCGGATCGTTCGCTCGGGCGCCTCACGGCCATTCGGCCACCAAAACCGATCGCCGACTTCCGGCTTGTGCTCGAAGTACACAGCCCCGTAAGACCGGGCTCGGCTCAGCACGGCCTGCTGCCGCTTCCCGAGCGGCTTCGGACCCTTAGATCCACTCGCCATCATCTTCCTCCACCCTGGTAGCCTGCCAGCGCAGGAATTCCTCAAAGAGGTCCACGGCATAGGACGGCGCGTCGTCGCGTAGCGTCGCCACCTTGTGACCCCTGAACCAGATGTCGCGGCCGACGATCTCCGGCGCGTCAGCCATGGTCGCCTCCCGCTGCAAAGCCCGGCACGTCGCAGGGCTGGGGCTCGAACTTCGGCTCGGCGGGGCGCTTCATTTGGCAGACCTCCCGCCCGATAGGACCCGCAGGACAGCCCCAGCCTTCGGGCCGGACACGAGCCGATAGACGCGCGGGCGGCCGATGCAATCGCTCTCGACGATCTCGATGGCCCGGCGGTAGAGCAGCGCCTGCACCACATCGCGGGTCGAGTCCGCGCTGATGCTGTGCACCTCGCGGAGGTACTCGCGCGACGGCCAGACGCCGATTTCAGCGTGCGCGGTGATGATCTCCATCATCCTGATCTCGGCCGCGGTCCATTCGCTGTCCCCGGCCGGTTCAGGCGCTTCGGCCGGCTTGCTCGGCGCCCGCTCAGTCCCGACCACACCCGTCTCCCAGGGCGCAGCCTGCCTGCGCCGGCCGTAGATCCTGCGGCGATAGTTCTCGTCCGTGATCGCGTCGACGGCGCGCGCGTGGCGGATCTGCATCATCCGATCTCCGTGGTGGGCAGGCAGTCGGTCTCCAGCAGCACGGACCACGCGCCGTGGGTGCCGCCGAGCCAGCCGCATTCGTGGTTGCTGAAGCGCCAGCCGCGCGCGAGGGCGACGAGCCAGCGGGATAGGGGGAAGTAGGCGAGGTGGGTCATGCTGCCCTCGCTGCCAGATAGACGCCGATGAACTCGGCCGCGACCTGCGGGACGATGGCATTGCCGGCTCCGCGAAGCGCTCCGGTCCGGCTCACCCATCGCGTTTCTTCCTCGGCGCCTTCTCCGGCGCGCACCACAGCCACGCGGCCGGATACCCCATGAGCCAGAGGGAAAAGGCCGGGTTGAGCTGGCCGGTACTTGCCGTCTCGGCACCAGATCCATCCAAGATCTGACCAGGCACCAGCATGGCCGTTTGCTCGTTGAGTGGCCTCGAGTTGTGGCTGTAGAGAGCCGTTCCCGTCCTCGAGCCCTTCTCGTCCCTCGCTTGCGGCGTCGCCCAGGCCGCCATCTGCGACAACGGGATCCCCGTATCGTGCGGACGGGGCGGCAGGCCGCCACGCCTCCCGTCTTCGGCCGTTGGCGTCGCCCAGGTCGCCAGCTGCGCGTTGTCGATCAGGTTCGATCGGTGCCCGCCCGACCCGTTCCCGGCTCTCTGCGGGCTGCCATATCCTCCGTTGGTCCCCACTCGTGGCGTCGGCCACGAACCACAGGCGAGATCTGACGTGGGGCGCTTCGACGCCACCAGCCGGCAGTACAGCCGCCCCAAAGGCGTAGCCGCAGCTTTCCAGGTCAGTCGATACCAGATCGAGCCACCCGAACCGAACCGCTGCATCAACCTGCTCTCCAAAGACGATTGGAGGGCGGCACTGCCGGATGAGACTGAACCACGCTGGCCAGAGGTGCCTGTCGTCTCCGGTGCCGCCGCCTTTGCCGGCGGCGCTGAAGGGTTGGCAGGGGCATGACCCGGTCCAGACCGGTCTGTCGTCAGGCCATCCGGCGAGCCGCAGGGCAGCGCTCCACCCACCGATGCCGGCGAAGAAGTGATGCTGTCGAAACCCGGCAAGGTCGGCTGCGTCCACGTCTCTGATGTCACGCTCGTCCACCTCTCCATCGGCGATCAGACCTTCCGCGATGAGCGCACGCAGCCAGGCCGCGGCGTAGGGATCGCGCTCGTTGTAGTAGGCGCTCGTCATCCCCATACCGCCCGGCTCTCGCGCGTCGGAACGCCCCAGAACGCCAGCGCTTCGGCGACGTCGTCGATAGAGCGGCAGACCCTGATGCGATTGCTGCCGGCGGCGCGCAGGCGCTCGTGGCAGGCCGTCTGCTCGTCGGAGACGACGCCCTTGGGCGCCTTGAGCTCGACCCAATGCGCGATGCCGCCGCAGACGATCAGGATGTCCGGCACCCCATCCTGCAGGCCACAGCCCCGCAGGATGGCGCCGCGGATGCGACCGCCGCCGCCGGCCGGGAAGGTGGTGAAGAAGACGTCGCGCGGCAGCACGGCCGTCAGGTACTCGGCCACGGCGCGGTGCAGAATCTCCTCGGGCTTGCGGCGGCGCATCAGACCAGCACCTCGCCGTCTTCGCCCCAAGTCGCCTGCCACGCCTGATCAGCCGGCACGTCCGGCTCATCAAGGAAGCCGACGATCCGGCGGACCGGAGTCCAGCCGCGGTAATGGATCTTCTCGGGCTCGCGGACGATGGCGTTGACTTTGATCTCGCCCTCGTCGATGCGGAAGCAGAACTCGCCGTCGTGACTGCCGGTGACTGTCGCCTTCACCGCGCCGCGCACGATGCTGCCTCCGTCAGGCCCGTGATACTGCTTGGCGATCACAACCGACACCCGCACCCGCCGCCCGACGCGGATTTCCTCCGCCAGCCGCGAGCAGCGGAACGAGGCAGAGCGCAGGCCGAGGCCGGAGACGCGCCGTCGCATCTCGTCTCGAATCGTGCATTCGGCATCCCGGCCGATCGGGCAGCCGTGGCAGGGCTTGAGATAGACGGCCATGTTACAGCCCCTCCCTGAGCATCGTGTGGACGTGCGCGCTGAGCCGCTGGCGAGCGGCCTCGCAGCCCTCGTGGCGCTTGCGGGCGCGCTCGTAATCGGCAGTAAGGCGGTCCAGTTCTGCGAGGGGGTCGGGAGGGGACGTAGCCACCGCCCCCTCCCGTGGCGGTTGGCAGAGGAAAGTGCCAGCCGCCTCATCAGCCGCCGGTGGCCTTTGCGTGCCTGTTCCGGAGCGGCCCCGCGTGGATTGCTCCACGTAGCCCTTGATTGTCCCGCAGATCCGCTTGACCAGACTGCCTTCCGCGCTCCGCCGACCCTTCCTCGTGAGGTAGTCGGGGTGCACATGGAAGGTGTCCGCGATGCCGCCGCGGACGAGCCTGCGGAGTTGCCTGTCAACCGACAGCATGGCGCGCGCCTCCCCGGAAAAGGGCCGGCAGGCGCCGAAGCAACCTGCCGGCCAAGTTCAACGGGGAGGAAGACCGCCGCACTGCCCCTGCGGCTCGGGGGTTGGTCGAGGCCATCACCGAGGCCTCGCTGCAATGATCGGAATGCCGGCGGCCTCGGCGCGGAAGACCATGTCGGCCGTCCCGCGCCCGCCAGGGAAGGCGATCACCACGTCCGGCTTGCCCTCGTCGATCATCCGCTGATTGCGGATCGGGCCGGCCGCCTTGCCGTGCTTCGCCCAGTCGGCGTTGAAGACGGCGACCCGCACGCCGTTTGCCCGTGCCCAGTCGACAGCGCCCTGGTCGGCCCCACGCGCGCCGCCGTTGATCAGCGCTTCGACGGCGAGCCCGGCATGGCAGCCGGGCGCGTGGGCGATCTCGTCGCGCGCGTTCCGCTCCAGCCAGTTGCGAACATCGAGGCGGCTCATGTCCCGGCCGCCGCAGACGAGGATGCGCATCACTCCGCAGCCTCCCGGATCTCGCCCGTTGCCGGGTCGTTCGCGCCCGCCCGCGTGAGGGCAGCGCCGAAATCGCCGATCGCGTCGGCATAGAGCCGCGCGGTCTCCTGCAGCTCGTCGAAGCCGCGGGGGTCCTTCCCGCGCTTGCGGCGCGCCTGCTGCATCAGCCGGAAAGCCTTCACGTCGAGCCCGGACGACTTGATCTCCTGGTAGAGCTCGGCCTTGTCCTGGCGGCGCTCTTCGATCTCGTCGGACAGCGTGTCGTCGCGACGGGCGAAGCTGCGCAGGATCTGTGCGCTGTTGCTGTCGGTCATCGCGACACCGACGGAATCAGGGCCAAGAGCACCAGGGCGCCAATCGACATGAGCGCCCCGGCGATGACCGCGGCTTCAACCGCTCTCGCCGCCAATGCAGTGCGACCCATTTTGTAGGCGATCAGCGCCAGAGGCACCGCCACCGGCCAGATGATAGCGCCGACGAAAAGGCAGACGGATGCTGCCCTGACGATGTCTTTGGTCATCCCCTCACCCTCTCGATCAGCGCCGCCCACCAGCGCGACTTGCCGTTGTGGCGATCCGCTCTAACGGAATGCCAGAAGCCCGCCCGCTTATGCAGATCGGCCAGCCACAGGTGCCAATCGAAGGCGGCGTCCTGCGCCCAGCGCGGCAGCCGCTCGGCCGCCCACGTCTTGATCCGATCCCTCAAGATCCCTCCCCGAGAGCGCGCCGAAGGTCGGCGATCTCTGCTTCGAGCCGCTCCAGTCTCTCGACGCGCGCACGATGCGCGGCCTGCCGGGCGGCTTCGTACTCGGCGGCCGACACGGTCCTCGCCTTGCCGTACCAGACGTTCCAGGCTCGGCTGTAGCTGATGCCGATTGCCCGCGCGGCGCGGTTCAGCCAGCTCTGCCGCGTATCTCCCGGCTCGACCGGCCCCGCGGTCTGCTCGATCAGCGAGCGGAATTCTGCCTGATAGTCCGACCGCCATGGGTTCTGGCGGGTCTCACACAGCTTCTGGCGCACCTCACACGACCCTTCTGCCACTTTGGGGGCGTGAGAGCGGTTTGCGCTCGCAGATGAGGACCTATCCTGATGACCCGAACGAGCATCCCCGCGGCTGGAGCCGGCAAGCATCGTGGCTGCGGGGATGGCGAGGGTCGACATGGGTTAACGCTCGGCCAGAGAGCGGAAGAGGGTCGCCCACGCCAGCGTCATCCAGGCGATGATCGCGCAAGCGTACCTGTCTTCGAGCGAGCCTCCGGTGAGCACGACATAGACCCACGCAAACCACGCCGACAGGGCGACCAATCGGAGGAGCGTCGAGATCGCGTGCATCGCCTACCCCTCCGCCCTGCTCAGCCACACGCCGACGACAGCCGCGGCGATGGCGACCGACAGCGCGGCCAGCCCGACAGTCGCCAGCACGGCCGCAGACCAGGGCCACTGAGCGACGGCGACGCCTTCGAGGTGCTGCGTCACTCGCGCCGCCCTCGGCTGGACCCGGCCGCCGTCGTGATGCGGGGCAAGGTCGTGGCGAATGATCCGTGATCGGTGCACTCGGGACAGGGCCGGCCGCGGCGATCGGCCGAAACGGATCGGCCCGGAATCCAGCCGGTTTCATGGCCGCATGACCGGCACTGCAGGCGCACCGCGCTCTCTTCGCTGGGAAAGTTGCCGGCATCGACGACGTGCATCATCACCCGCTTGGGGAGGCGCGGAAGGTCGAGCGGCAGGCCAGCCCGTGCCCTCACCGCCCCGCCCTCCGCTCGTCGCAGCCCTGGAAGAACAGCGAGACCACTGCGACCAGCAGCAGCCAAACGACGATCACGAGCACGAGAGTCCCCGTCATGGCTTCACCCTCATGATCGATGTGACGGTGGCGTCAGCGACGCGCGGATTGCTGGCGATGCTGGCGGCTAAGCAGTGGAACCACTTGGCTGCCTCGATGATGTTCTCGGCGGCGATTTCCAGGGTTGCCGCAAGCCGTGCCGTCTCCCAGCACTCCGAGGCGTCCTCTTCGTGATTTGCGATGACGTCGATCTCAGCTCGCCACGTCGGCATCACTCGTCTCCCCAGATGATCAAGGCGAAGGCCAGCGCGAGCGCGAGGGCCAGCAGCGGCAGGACGCCCTCCATCACGCGGCGTCCTGGCGGTCCGCGGGCGGCGCGACCCAATCCGCGGCGCCAACCGCGCCAGCCGTCGCTTCGGCGATCCGGGCGACAGCGGACCAATCAGGCCGTTCGAGGCCGCGGCGGTATCGGCTCACGCGGGTGCGGTGCCGGCCGATCAGCTTGCCCATCGCTTCGTCGGTCAGGCCGTGGGCGGCCATGTAATCGCGTAGGTTCATGCCGCAGATAGTGCGACTGTCGCACCATCGCGTCAATAGGGAAGGTGCGGTGCTCGCTCTGAGCGATGAATGTCGCTCGCAATATCATGCGGACATGGCAAGGATTGGTCGACAGACACGCACGACGAGGGCGCGCCACTGCCTACGCGAGTGGCGCATCTATCGCAACCTGACCCAAGACGGCCTGGCCGAACGAATGCAGGCCATCATGGGCAGCGAGACCTTCGACCGATCGCGGATCTCGAAGTTCGAGAACGGTCACGAAGGCCTGCGCGAAGCCTTGCTCTACGCGTTCGCGGAAGCGCTGAGCATCGAGCCGGGTTGGCTCTTCGTCCACCCAGAGATCCTGATGCGCGAGCGGGAAGCCCTCACAATTCTAGGTAACCGCCCACCGGAGCAGATCCGCGCCGTCCTCACTGCGCTGGACACCCTCAGCAAGGCAAGCTGACCTCCGGCGTCGTGCGGGCTGCCGCACTCTGACGCAGGCAAACGTGCGAAGGCCGCACTTTTCCGCTTGACCGGATAGGTGCGACTGTCGCACTATCCCCTCATCAACAGAGGGGACGACGATGACGAACCTTCCCGAGACCGCCGTGATCCGCGGCACCAGCGAGAGCGGCGAGGAACTGTTCCGCTGCACCTGGGGCAGCTTCGCCGCCGACAACGCCGACGGCATCGATGCCGACGAACTGGACGCCATCGCCCGGGCGCTGGCCAGCGGCACGTTCTACTGGCTGGGCGGCGGGGCGGCTGGCGGCACCACCCTGCGCTGCGCCGATGTCGCCCAGGTACTGCGCAAGCACCTGAACATCGCGCTGGCGGCTCTCGATGAGATCGCCGCTTGGGACGATGAAGGCGCGAACGCCTACCTCGCCGCGACAGGCCGATACAGCGCCTTCGATGAGCCGGCAGCCGTCCACGCCGCCCGCGATGCGCTGGCGAAGATCCGTGGAGGCTCCAATGGCTGAGGCCTTCATCCTCACCGCGCGGGATCTCGCCGCTTACCGCCGTCGGCTGCGGCCGCTGTCGCCAGAGCGCATCACCGCCGCCGTCGAGACACCCGTCGAGCTGCTGTTCGGCGACCCGCGCCGGCCGATCCGTCCGTGGGTCGAGTTGACGGTGCGGGCGACCGTGTCGGCGGAGGCTGACGATATCAAGGAATGGCGCGTCGACAGCATCGAGACGTGGGTACCGAACGGCTGGGGCGGCCAGTGGGCACCCGTCGGCGCGCATTCGCCGTGGGGCGACGAGCGCCGCCTGTTCGCGATGATCGAGGCCGCCTGCTGCGACGAGAACGAGAAGTTTGCCGCCGACGCCCTGGCCGCGCTCCGCAAGGAAGCGGCGACGCGGAGGAGCGTGGCCAACATGAGGAGTGCTGCGGAATGAACCACGGGATGAAGGCAAAGACGATCAAGGCCGTGCTGCGGCGGAAGGTCGATGCGTGGCTGGCGTCCATCGAAGACGAGGGTCTGCGCGCTGCCTGCAAGCGAGACGCCATCGTTACCGGCGGCAGCATCGCCAGCATGTTGATCGGTGAGAAGGTTGCCGACTTCGACGTCTACTTCCGATCCTACGAGACGGCTGTGGCAGTCGCCAAGCACTACGCGGCCGAGTTCGACAAGCGCCGGCAGCGGCGTGACGGCGTCCCGATCCCGATCACCGTTCAGGAGATGACGGACGTCCGGGGAGAGCGACGCGTCCGCATCGTCGTGAAGTCGGCCGGGGTCGAAACGCAGGACGGCGAAGCTGACTACACCTACTTCGAATCGCAGCCGGACGAGGCTGCCGGGGAATACGTCTCCGAGGTCTACGACAACCCGGGAGAGATCGCCGATCTGGTCGAGACGACGGCCGCCGCTGTTCGCGAGACGCAGCAGGCGCCGGACTATCGGCCGGTCTTCCTCAGCAGCAACGCGATCATGCTGTCCGGCAAGGTACAGCTGATCCTGCGGTTCTATGGCGAGCCGGACGAGATCCACGCCAACTACGACTTCACCCACTGCACCAACTACTGGAGCAGCCATTCCGGCACCCTGGTGCTTCGGCCCGAGGCACTTCAAGCGCTGCTGGCGCGCACCCTGGTCTATCAGGGTAGCCGCTATCCGGTGTGCAGCCTGTTTCGCCTGCGGAAGTTCATCGCGCGGGGCTGGCGCGTGAATGCCGGCCAGATCCTCAAGATTGCGATGCAGGTGTCCGACCTGGACCTGAGCAAGATCGACGTCCTGGAAGACCAGTTGACCGGGGTCGACGCGGCTTACTTCGCGCAGGTGCTGGAGCGCTGCCGCGAGAAAGGTGGCGACCGCATCGAGTCCGCGTACCTCGTCGAGATCATCGACCGGATGTTCGGGGAGATCCAGAAGCCGGGCGCCCAGGGGGCTGCGGAATGACCATCAGCATCGAACAGGCGCGGAAGATCGTGGCCGCAGCGGATCATGTGAACGTTGTTCACAGAGCAATTCAGGCCCTCAAGGGCGGTGACGTGTTCAGGCACGGGAGCGGGGATGGCATCAGCGCCCTGATGGGCGGCGAAGTCTCTCTTGCGGTCTCCTCGGCCCTCCGTGTGGACCGAATGGGCCTTGAGGCGCGGATCAAGACCGAGGTGCGGGCGTGGGTCTCTACCGCTCGGGCGGAGGCCGAGGCCGAGCTTCGCGCCGCACAGGAGACCGCGGAATGACCGCCTTCAATCTCGACCCGGCCCGGTACGAGGGGCACACGGCAGCACTGCAGCGGAGCCCGACGGCGAAGAGGGGCCTGACGATCCTGGATGCGCGCGGGTACGCAGTGGCCCGCGTTCTCTCCCGCATCAACCTCATTGAGGAGCAGGCGAACGGCAACCTCTTCTCCGACACCCCGCAGATCCTCGCCGAAGCGCTTCGGCTCAAGGCGGAGAACGAGCGGCTCAAGGAAAAGTCGGCCGCGGACTGGAGCGATGTTGCTTCGCGGCTTCTGGCGGCGGCCGATGAGATTGAGCGGCTCAAGGCGGAGAACGAGCGGCTGCGGGAGACAGTGGCGTGGCACGAAATATACCTGCGCCGACGCCTAGGTGCGTCTCCGCCGGCAAGCGAGCCGCAGCCATGATCCCCCGCGCCCACGCCCACGCCGTCGCGGCCGAGTGCCGCCGGATGCTGGCAAGCGACGAGCGGACCACGCTGGTTCGGCTCACGCTCGCGATGCTGGCGCAGAGCGACGACGAGGCCATCCGCCGCGATGCCGAACGGACCCTCGCGCTGTGGCCCGAGGCGAGACAGGTCGGGGAAGTCGTCGAGTTCGAGTTTCGACGCAGGAAGATCAACCCGCCGGTACAGCCGGCTGATGGAGGGGATGTGGCGTGATGCCCGAAGTCCGAGCCGTGAACGGCCGCGTCGTCATCCAGATCGGCGAGTGCGTGACGAGCCTGA